GGGGTCAGTAGCCAAAAAAGAAGCCGCCTTGTTAGGCGGCTTTTTAACGCCCTTTGCGAGGGCGATCAGGGAGACAACTTGAGAGCCCCGACTATAGGTCCAGCGCGATGATGACGCAAGCGGCCAGCGCGGCGGCGAGGATGGCCCAGATCATGCGTCATCCAGCAGTTCCCACGCGGCAAACCACGCGGCTTGATTGGCCGGGTCTGGATCATCTTCCATCTGATCCAGAGCCCAGCGTAGGGCGGCTTCCAAAAGCTCCACATGCGCGCGGGTAAGCACGCGAGCGCGTCGGCGCTCCCATCGTTCATCATCCAGCTCTGAGCGCGTCAGGGGCCTATCGGGGTCTAGGCAGGGTATGCCGGGTCCGTAGAGCATGGTCAGGCCTCCGCGGCAAGGGTTAGGGCTTTGAGCGTGTTGAGCTTGCGCGTGAGCGCCTCAATGTCGTTTTCGCAGCACTGCACCATATGCGCGCGCAGTTCTTCAAACGCCTGCGCGCGGCCTTTGCGCCTGGGGTAATGGTAGAAGCCCAGCCCGTGGGGACCGAAGTTTTCGTTGTGCCTGTCGCCTTTCAAGTCGTTGAACGAAACGACAAACTCGCCTCGCTTGGCTGCGCGCTCTCTGACCTCAACAGTGCTGAACTTCATACGCTGGCCCTCCCCGCGAGGTCTTTGCAGCACTCCAGCGCCTCACATACGCCATCGGGTGCGATGTCGCATGCTGGCGTGTCGTGGTTCAGCAGCAGCGCCAACAAGGGGTTGTTCCAATCGTTCGTAACGCGCATCAGGGGGATGCCCTCAGGCGCCCATCCGTCTTGTTCGGCGTAGCGATTACCGCGCGCGTCTTTGCGCGGCAGCATGTTAGGCGCTGCGCGGTACAGATAGCCATCCGTCAGGATGTAGGGTTTACCGTGAACAGTGAAGACTTGGCTCATGGTGCGTGGTCCTTTCAGAATGGCGCATCGGGCATGGATGCTGGCGTGGGCTTAGGCGCGCGTACGGGCCGCGCGTCAGGGGCCAGTGAGGGGTAGTGCAGGGGTGAGGCCGGGAATGGCCACGGCGGGGCCTTTGGCGTCCTGGCCGGGGGCGTGTGGTGCATGGGGTTGGATCGGCTCATAGCGGCACCTTAGCGGCAAGACCACAGCTCTGACAGCGCATCGTCAAGGGCGATGTTGTCCTCAAACGGCGCAGACGCGCGTTCGCCCCACCATGCGCCGTCAACCACGCCCCTGCGCGTGTCAACCCAAATGTTTGGGCCGCCAAACGCGACGAGGACGCGCGCGCCCAAATACCCGCCGTCTTTGTTGACGATGTATTCAATGTCCAGCGCGTCTTGCAGGTAATCGAACGCGCTTACGGGCTCACCGTCATCGTTGACGGCATCGCCGAAACCGTCCGTCAATGTGCGAGCGATGCTGGAAACGTGGTCTTGCAAACGTGCGTCAGTTGTCATGGTGTACTCCATTGAAGTTGATCGGACTGTGATGCGTGGCGCATCCCATAGGCGCCCGATGGGGGCGCCTAGGCGGATGGGTCAAAGGCAGAAGTCGCACAGGTTGGTGGCGTACAGCGTGTGCTCTGTGCCCTTGATGCGATAAATGGGCTCGTCGCGCCTATAGAGCTGGTTGCGCACGGTACCAGCATACTCAAGCCCGACATATTGCCCGGCCTCAAGGTCGGACTCGCCATTGTGCGTGTGCACATGGTTGCGCACCTTGGCAGTCTTGAAGAGCTGGTACTTGATCGGAGCGCGTGTGAAGTCGGTATGGTCAAAGGGCAGCATGGTTGTCTCTCCTGATGTGTGAGGGTGGTTCAGATGCCGGCAGCGATTAACGCGCCGATGGCGAGCCCGAAGGCGATAGAGAAAAGAACGTCACGGATGCGGATGCGGATCATGGCGTGGTCTTTCAGAGGATGACGTTTTCGAGGGCGACAGACAGCAGCGCGAGCGAGGGTGCGATGCGGCGCATGCCTGCGCCGTGGGCAGTCGCGATCCATTCGCGTCCGTCCTTGCGGATGTTCCAGACAAGGCCGGCAGCGTAGCCGACGTACTCACCCTTACGGAACGCTGACTTTTCGATGTTGGTGTAGTTGCGCATGATGGGGCTCCTTAGATGTTGCGAAGATGGGCGGCGTCGATGCCGATGCTGCGCAGAAATGCAGCGAGAACTGACGCCTTGATTGACCAATCGTGGGCAGTGTCGGCGCAGGCATCGACGGGGTTGAGCTGGCATTCGGTGCGGCGGAAGGCGTAGCTGCGAAGGATGGAAGGGTGAAACATGTTGCGCTCCAAGTGACTGACAAGTAAGTGTAAAGGATTGTGTGACAGCATGAAAGAGCATAACCCTTCAGCGCACTAGGACATTGCATGGGTGGAGGCTATGCCCGTGGGGGTGAAAACGTGGGCGGCTTTTTTGGGGCTTGAGTACCTAGGTAGGGGTATAGATGGGCAGGATACAGAAGTTGAAGAGTTCCGTCGAAAATATACTGTGTTTATATACACCATGTGTGTATGTGTGTATGGGCGCAAGCATGTCAGGGGTACCGCCCATGACTACCCGGCCTTGCCATACCGCGCGCCACTAGACCGCGCGCCATGGCCATGTAGTGTGTGGCCACCACATGCGTAGGGCATGCCCTGTGGTGCCCATGGGCTATGGGTATGCGTGCCAGGACGCAACATGGTGAGGAGTGCTAGGGGCGCTACCCAGGACTACCCGGCCTGTCTGGCGCTGGCTATGCTGGTGAGTGCTTACTAGCCAGGAGGGGGCGGGGGAGGGCCGGCGGCCTGAGCGGTCAAAAACGAAAGGGCCACAAACAAAATTTTTTATTGCACAACACCGTAAAACACCACGTTACACTTGCAAACTGTCCAACAACCTGTAGCATTACGGGCATGAGCTTTCAGTCACTTCCAATCACGGCGCGTGAGGTCAAGGCGACCGAGGCTGTGCTGCAGCGGCTGTACAACGCGGCCAAACTGGGCTTGCGTGGTGACAACCTGGCGTTGAACGCTGGCTTGCTGCCGATTGAGTACCGGCGTTTGTGTCAGATGGATCCGATAGCCGAGCTGGCGGTGCAAAAGGGCTACGCCGACGCTGAAGGGGAGATGAGCCACGTCGTCTACACGGCGGCGCGTAATGGCGACTCCAAGGCGGCGATGGACATGCTCAAGCACCGGCACGACTGGGTGGCCAAGCAGCAGGTGCAGGTGGACGTGGCGCAGCAGATCAGCATCAGCATGGCGCTGGAGAAGGCTGAGCAGCGCGTCATGCAGATTCCAAGCGACGTCGTGGACGTAATCGAACACCAACCGAAGGCGGCGTCAATAGCCGCACCAACGCATGCAGCAGCCGAAGTACAGCGCTGAAGACGAACAGACCCTGATGGCTAGGCTGTGGAGCCCGGCGGTCAAGGACGACCCCGAGGCGTTTGTGATGCTGGCGTTTCCGTGGGGCGAAGCAAACACGCCGCTGGCCAACTACAAGGGTCCACGCCAGTGGCAGCGTCAGGTGCTGCGCGACCTGAAGGAGCACATCAAGTCAAACAACGGCAAGGTGGACTTCAGCGTGTTTCGAATGGCCGTGGCGTCAGGGCGCGGGATCGGCAAGTCGGCGCTGGTGTCTTGGTTGGTGCTGTGGATGATCACGACGCGCATCGGGGCGAGCGTGATCGTGAGCGCCAACAGCGAAGCGCAGTTGCGCAGCGTCACTTGGGCCGAGATCACGAAGTGGTTGGCGATGCTGATCAACAGCCACTGGTACGAGATCAGCGCAACGAGGGTGACGCCGGCCAAGTGGCTGACGGACCTAGTGGAGCGCGATCTGCGCAAGGGCACGCGGTACTGGGGCGCGGAGGGGCGGCTGTGGTCGGAGGAGAACCCGGACAGCTACGCCGGTCTGCACAACAGCGACGGCGTGCTGCTGGTGTTTGATGAGGCCAGCGGCATACCGGACACGATCTGGGACGTGGCGCAGGGCTTCTTTACTGAGAACACGCCGCATCGGTTTTGGACGGCGTTCAGCAACCCTCGGCGCAACAGCGGGTACTTCTACGAGTGCTTCAACGCCAAGCGGGACTTCTGGCGCACGCGCAACATCGACTCGCGCACGGTCGAGGACACTGACAAGGCGGTGTACGAGCAGATCATCGCGGAGTACGGCGAGGACAGCCCGCAGGCCCGGATTGAGGTCTATGGCGAGTTCCCGTCCTCGGGCGACGACCAGTTCATCAGCCCTCGCATGGTGGACGAGGCTATGCGGCGGCCTCGCTACAAGAACCCCGACGCGCCCATCGTGCT